CGGCCGGCGTCCGTAGCAACCAAGATTCCAGAATCCCCAGCGCTCCTCGAGGTACTTGCGGATCTGGCGCAGATTCGGGGAGCAGGTGTCAAACGGGTGCCGTGGCGTGTCCCGTTGCCAACTGTGATATTTCAAGACTTCTTTCCAATGATCGGGGTCACATCGTCACCTCGACGCGCGGCGATGCCATTGCCAACCGCGTAACCGGCGATCATGCCGATCAGACCGGTGCCGGCCTCGTTCGAGATCGAGTCGGTCATCAGCAGAAGCGTGACACAGACCAGCGCGACCAAAGCGATCATGGCTTTCGACGGGTTTGCGATGTTCATCTCTGTCCAATCCACAAGCAGAAGACGACGATCACGCTCATCACAACGGCGAGCGCGGCCGTTTTTGCGTCTTCGCTGGTGACGATCATGGGGCCGGCGGGTATGGGTGGGCGGCTTTCACGGCGGCTACGGCGTCAAGCCAGGCTTGTTCGGTTCCGTCGCCGCGTTGCCACTCGAAGAACAGCGGGTCGCTTTGCGTTTCGTAGTCGGCGCGGCGGGCGTTCTCTACAGCGGCCACCTGGTTCTGATAGTCGACGGCAGGCCATTGGGCGTCAAGCTCGGCTTGTGACGGTTTCGGCGTGTCGTCGTACCAATCGAGAGTGTCGTAGTCGTTGCCGGATAGCGACCATTGAGCGTTTGGATAGTTCGCGCTGAGTACGGCGGCGTAGTCGATCATGCTGACACCTCCATAACGGTGATGGTGGCCGTGGTGTCGTCTTTCATGTACTTGCCGGTGCCTGCGTTGACTGCTCCGGCGGCCGTGTAGGTTGTCGCCGAAGTCGTTGCCGGTGAATCTAAATATTGCGCTGTCAAGAAGGCGCGAATAGGCGGGTCGTTGACTCGCAAATATCCAAAGCCCGAGGCTGCTCCTAGTGAGGTGCCAGATGCCGCGCCGCCTCGGTACAAGTTCAAATAAAGTAGATTCGTGTCCGCTTTTTCGCCCAAGACGCTGGCATGAACAAGAATCTTTGACGTTGCCGATGTTGGCGTGATCGTCACCGACAAACCGGTAATGTCCACAAACGATGTTGAGGTAGTCTCAAACAATGTTGCCGCAACTGTCTGGACGACCTGCAAGATGCGGAATGCGCCGCGCAGATCGTTCATCTGTGCGGCGGTAAGAACATTGCCGGCGACGAACGTGGCGGGCAGACTGGTCGGCGTTGCCATAGGTACTCCTATCCTAGAGCATTCAGGGCATCGAGGACACCATAGACGGGATCGTCCAGGATTAGCTCGAAGATGATGGTGGTGGGGCTTGTGTAGAAACGGGCGACATGACCGCCGGCGGTGTCGATGTAATGTTCGACGCCTTCGACCGCGAGTTCTTGGGCGAGCTGCGTGGTAGACGCGCCGTTGATAAACGATTTCTCGATCGTGATGGTGTCGCCGATGTCAATCGTTGCTACGACGTCACGTTGCGCGTCTGAGAGCTGTGAGAATGCGACCTCGATCGCGGTGAACGTCGCCTCGGGGTCAGGGTTGAGCAGATAGTCGGCGAGGTCTTGAGCGTCGGCGTCGGTGTTCAACAGCGAGCCAGTAACCGCGAGCGACTGGATGAAGTATTCGGCTTGGCTTCCAGCGTCGGATGCCGTGCCGGACTTGTTGTTCAGCGTGGAGACATACACCAGGTTGACGACTTTGTCGGCCCCGAACGAGATGTCGACGTTGCGGTACGGGTAGTTCGTGCCGTCGTCATGAAAGTCGGCGACAGCTGCGGACAGCGTTGCACCGATCCGGTTCTCGAATACGAGGACGCCTTCGCGGTCAATGTAGAGTCGGCCTTGCTCGGCGTCGTTGACGAGCCGCAGATAGTCGAGAACGACTTGGCCGAGCTCGAGGTCGTAGTCGTGGCCGCCTCCGCCGCCGCCGCTATGGCCTCCGAGCTCGACGGTGCCGGTGGCGATTGAGCGGGCCGCGCCGGTCGGGTAGTTCACCTCGGTCAGATCGAGGATGGCTTCGATGCGAGCGCCGGTCAGTTCTTGGTCGATGTGAACTTCGTCGGTGACGGTTTGCGCGAGGAGATAGAAGTCGTCGGCGCAGGTGACGCTGACGGTGTCGTCGCCGTTCAGGTCGAAGTTGTAGTCGTAGTCGACGATTCGGCCGACGAACAGCAGCTCGGCTTCACGGTACAAACGGACGAGCCGCATCGGGGCTAGTCCTGGTTTGTCGTTATCGGGATCGTAGTACGGCGAATCGGTCGCGAACGGGTTGAATACTCCGCCAGCCGCCGTGTCGTCGAGCACAAACGTCATGGTGCCGGCGGAGAACTGGTCTTTGATGTCGCGTCGGCCTCGTTTTACGCGGATGCCTTTGACGCCGTCGGTGACGTCCGCGAAGTCGGTGAGGCCGTCCAGAACGAACGTGGTGCCATCTAGAACGCCGCGTAACGTGTCATCAAGCCGGAACCCTTGTACGGGTGCGCCCGTGTCGATTTCGAGCGTGTAATCGCCGGACTGGACGACGGTGGCGGTCACAGCCTGGTAACTCCGAACTGGGCTGAGCCGCTGGTGCGGTTGTAGTTACGGATCGCGGTGACCACGGCCTCGCCGACTTCTTGTGTCGGGTTGATCGTGGACACGTTGACGGTGACGTTTTGGATTGCGCCGGACGGTGCTCGAGTGATGCTGGAAATCGGCGTGATTGTGGTGGTGGCGACCGGCGGGGCGGACAAGAAGCCGAGCTCGTCACGCGGCGGAACATACGTCGAAGCAGGTGCGCCACCCTCAGCGATCGCCTTGACACGGTTGAAGGCGTCGATAACACGGTTGGCGCTAGCGATCGCGGCTTCAATGTTGCCGGTGTCGAACTTGAGTTTGATGCCGGCGGCGAGAGCGTTGCTGAGCACACCGAACGCTTCGAGGGTTCGGAGCAGTTCACGCTGAACGTCACGGAGCGCCTGTTCTTGTTCGCGGGTGCTGAGACTGCTGTCGGCGATGGCTTCGCGGTAATCGTCGATCGCACGCTGGAATGTTTCGATCTGGTCTTCGCGATCAAGGCGGGCCAGCATCGCGTCGAGCTCGGGATTGAGTTTCCGAACCTCGTCGTAGACCGCGTTGACTGACCTAGCGAGTTCGTCCTGGGCGCCAGCGGCGCTGTCCGAAGTGTCCTCAAGCTGCTCGAGGCCGGTCGATGCTTCACGAACGGAGGCGTACATGTCGCCCGCTTGCTTGCGGGCTTCGTCAATGCTGGGCGTGAAGTTCTGCTCGATCTCGTCGCCGACGATGCCGAGCTTCTTGGCGAGCCAGCCAAGACCCTCAGCGGCCAACTTGAGCGGCGCGAGCATGGCGTTGATGACTTTGCGAACGGACTCGAACTTCTTGTAGAGGACTACTAGGCCGGCTACGAGGCCGGCGATGGCGATGACGGCGATGCCGATGGGGTTCATGCTCAGAGCGGCGTTGAAGGCCCATTGAGCGGCTGTGGCGATTGCTTGGGCGGCCGCGTATGCCTTCATAGCGAAGTTGGCGACGACGATGGCGGCGGAGATTGTGCCAATGCCCAGGGCGAAGCCGATTAGGACGTTCTTGTGGTCGACCATGAACTCGAGGAGGCCGATGATCTTGGGCAGAAGTGCGTCCAAGACGGGCAGTAATGCCAGACCGATTTGTTCGGTGAGTAGTGAGAATGAGACTTTGATGCGGTCGGTGGCGTTTCGGGTCGCTGCTGCTGTTCCGCCAACCTGCTGCTCAATCGCTTTCAGGATCATGTCCTGCGCCTCGAACAGGTTGTTCGATTCGACCAAGGCGCGAATCTTGTCTTGTTCTGCTCGGGTGAAGGTGACACCGGAACGGGTCAGGGCGCTGAGACCCTTGATCGGGTCTTGGAGTGCTTTGCCGAGCTGCGTGGCGTTGTCTTTGACGGTGCCAAAGCCTGCGGCCGCGAGATCGAGGGACACTTGAGTCGTTCTGGCGAACACGCCGTTGAGCTCGTCGGCGCTCTTGGCGATTTCGCTGAATGTCAACAGCTTCGCCATGCCGAGCTTGATGGCGTTCTGATCTTCGCCTGAAGCCATCGCCTGGGCATTCGCCATCTTGATCAGGTTGTTCGCAACCTTTTCGGACTCTTGGCCGAACAGGTTCATCGACTTCGAGATCGCAATAATCCGCGAGTTTGAGGTTGCGGCCTGCTCACCAGCGGCGACCATCTTGGCGCCGGCTACGGCGAGGCCACCGAGCGCGGCGGTGGCGGGTAGGAACGCTTTCTTGAGGGCGAACGCGGTCTTCTGGCCTTTGGTTTCGAGCCGCTTGAACTCGTTCATGGCCTTCTTTAGGCCACGGTCCGAAAACTCACTAACGATCGGGACGTTGATAGCCATCTAGCGCAGCTCCTGGTTGATGATCTCGGACATGTCGTCGATGGCTGATCTTACGCCTTGCACGACCTGGGGCATATGGCGTTCAGCGGTCGGCCACATCACCCTCGAGGCCGGCGCGTACTGGTCGAGGCGGGCGATCATGGCTCGGCCTGACGGGCTGTTGCCGGAGCTCTTGCGGCCAGCAATGTCGAAGATGACGCCGGCGGCGCTGGTTTGGCGAAGTGTGAGCAGGGGAATGGTGTCGCTGTTGCGGGCTTTGGATCCCTTGAACGCGACTTTGACGTTGCGTTTGACGGTGCGGCCGTCGTAGCCGCCGCGCCAATTCCCCCAGCCAGACAGCGGTGAGGAGTCGGGGAACAGTTTCTTGGCTTCGGCTTGCATTGGCTTGGCGGCCAGTTTCATGCGCCGAATCGTCGTCTTGCGTAGCTCAGGGTCAACACGGCGCAGGACTTTGAGCGTGTCGGCTAGGCCGTTCACTTCAACTCTTGCGCTAACGCTTGCCATGCTGTTTCTTCTGTTCTTCGATCACATCGACCACGGTGTTGAGGTCTTTGAGATCGAACTCGATGTGTGGGGGCCACCAGGAGACGGCGACCAGCAGTTCGGCTAGCTGGCGTCTTCTGGTTCCCCTTGGGTAGGGCGTTCGTCACTTCCAACGACCTCGAGGCTGACGATCTTCTTGATGAAGTCGTCGAACACGGCTGGCACGACCATCTTCTGGCCCTTCATGGCTTCATACGCGAGAAACGCAAGATCTTCCATGCCGGCCGCGGTCGCCATCTGTGACGCTTTGGTCTTGTATTTCCGTTCCCACGCGACGACAGCCCACAGGTTGGTTTGGATGTCCTGTGGGCCGTCGCCGAGGTCGATGCGGATCGTGAGGTTCATGTCGGGGCTCCTTTAGGGAATGAACTGGGATCAGGGAGTCGTGCTACGGGTGAGGGCGCCGCCGCGGAACACGACGTCCATCGTCGGCAGCTCGCCGACACCGCCGTTGACGGGGGTGACGGACTCGAGGTAACAGCCGGTGAGCGTGTACTCGGGGTTCGAAGCGCCAGGCGTCGCAGAGGTCGTCGGGGTCACGACGACGTCAAACGTAGTCCCAGCCAAGCTGTTGAATTTTTCCTCGACCTCGCTCGATCCGTACGCGATCATCAGAGTGGCCGAGATCTCGTGGTTGCCGAGTCCCTTGACGAACTTGCGGGCGGTGTCGCCGAACGCGGTCGACTCGAGCGCTTCATAGCTCTCGGTGACGGTGATGGTGGAAACCTGGTCGCTGAAGTCGACGGAGTCGACAGTCAGGGTGGCCTGGTTGAGAACAACGGTGGTTGCCATTGGGTCAGTTCCTTCTTGTTGCTAGCCGGACGGTTAGATCATAGGCGGGGAGCTGTTGCTCACCGATGAGGGCGATGGACGGCGTGCCGGCGGTCACGGCGATGTCGTCGCTCTCATGGATGGCGTCGACAGCGGTCAAAATCCAGTTCGTCGCGTCTTGATTGCCAGGTGGCGGCGCGAGGACACGGAGCGTGAACGTCATGTCGGCGATGTTGGTGTTGAATCCGCTGAACGTCGGCATCTCGATGAAGACGGTGAGCGGGCGGGCGTTGCGCGGATCGGTCACCGGCTTGTAGCCGAGCGCGGTGACAGCGGCTTTGATCTGGGCGATCGCGCTAATGAAGATTCCGGAGGCAGGCATCAGCCCACCTGCGGTCTACCGACGCCGAGAAGCTGCAGAATGCGGCCGTAGGACGCGATCGGCTGAGTGGTTCCCATCGCGTCGAACGAGGCGTAGCCGTCGACTGAGCCGCGTTCACGGTACAGCGTGGCGCCGTACATGACGGTCCCGAGTTTGACGGAGCCGTCTGGGACGGTTGACAGGCTGTCGAAGTAGCCGGCCGATGCTCGGCGCCGGTAACACCAGGCGTTTGCCGCGGCAACACAGGTTGCGATGAACGCGGTGTCGTTTGCGGTGGCTGATTCGACGCCGAGCCATTCGGTGATGTCGTCGGCGTCGATCCAGCTGCAGGTCGTGGTGTAGGTGACGGTGCCGGTCGCGGTGTCGCGCTCAACGTCGTCGCCAGCGTCGATGAAGATGGCCTGGTTTGGATAGTAGACATCCCAGTCGAAGACGAGGTCGCCTTCGTCGGTGATGTCGATGAGCTCGTATGGCTCGGTGCTGATGACGGTGTGGGTGCCGTCGAACGTGGCGTCGGAGGCCGATGAGATGACGATCTCTTGGCCGACCTCGATTTCTGTGTCCTCGAGCACCTGCACCACGGCATAGCCCTCGATCCGCGTGAGGTGCGTGATCGTGTAGCTAGCCATGGTGCAGGTGTCTCAGGGGGAGGATCAGACGAACGCGGCCTTGCGGTACCGGTTGGTATCGAGCATCAGCGTCGAGAAGTAGCCGAGCCACGAGATGTTGGTGCCGCGGATGGTGGCGTCCTGCACGCGGAGGAAGCCCTTCTGCTGCTCGAAGATCTCGAAGCCGACGGTGTCACCGATGATGATGGTGCCGTTCGAGGTGTCGACGAAGTTCGGATCGACGACAACCTGCAAACCGAACGCGGTCATGTTGGTCGAGCCAGGGGTCATCGAGCCGTAGGCGTTCATCGGGCCGACGGTGGGGAACAGCGGCCGGCCGTCGCCGTCCTCGAGCTTGCCGAGGGCCGCCCAGTTCGACGCGCTGAGGAACAGGTGCGTCGGCAGGGTGCCGCCGTTGCCGAGGTTCGACAGGATGGCGCTGGCGCTCGAGTAGAGCCAGGAGAGCCACTCGGTCGCGTCGGTGATGCTCGCGGCCGTGAAGTTCACGGTGTTGGTGGCGCCGGCGACAAGGGCGTCAGCGGCGACGTTGTCCGTGGTGGACGAGTAGACGCGGCCCATGTCCTCGAGGATGAGGTTGATGATGTTCGGGTCGCTCCAATCCGAGACCTGCTCGGACACGGTGACGTAGCCGCCGTAGCTGGCCTTGGTGACCTGGTTCTCCTGAACCTGGAACTCGCCGGACTGAAGGGTGGCGAGCTCGGAGCTCTGCGCGGCCATCGAGGTGTGGGTCGAGACCGACGGGCGGATGAACACCTTGCCGGAGCCAGGCATCGCCTTCGCACCGAACACATCGACGACGGGGCGCCGCGAGATGTAGTTCGAGTAGACGGGGCCGACGATCGGCTCGGGCAGAACGCCGTCGTTCGAGGTCGTGGTGACGTCGGGCGCGGCGGCGCGGATGTTGTCGTTCATCTGGTGCCAGCGGTGTCCGCCCTCGAGGGCGGCGGCGATCCACTCGGAGGCCGACGGGAGCTTGAACTCCTTCTTGGCGGCGGCGTAGATGGGGGCGGTCGGCTGGGGCGCCTCGGCGGCGACTTCAACGACCTCGGGCTTGATGTCCTCGGACACTTGATTCTCACTTTCGGTTTGGGGTTCGGGGTTGTCGGGGGTGGCCTCCGCTTCTGCGGCGGCGATCTTGGTGATCTGGGCGCCTGCGAACGCCGGCTTGTAGACGACGCTCAGTTCTTCCCAGTTGGCTGCTTTGACGACCATTGTGCGGCCGTCCATTTCGTAGTCGGTGGCTTCGATGCCGACCGACACGCTGTCGAGGGCGCCCATTTTGAGCAGCTCGACGAGATCATCGCCGGCCTGTGTCTTGGCGATCTGCGCCTCGAACAGCATTCCGTCGGGTGTGTCTTCGCGGGCGGTGACTTTGCCGACGATGCGGCCGGTGTCGTGGTCCTCGAGGAGGCGTGGCGCGGGGCCGTCGGTGGGGAGGGCGCCTTGCTCAATGCGGACGCGT